ACCATCTAATTCTTTTGCTAAATTTTTATATCTTACAACTAAATTATCAACTTTTTGTGAGTCATAAAAAAACTTTTCAAGTTTATTTCCACCTGCTCTTTGCCAAGCTAAACTTCTTTGTGTTGATAAAGCTAAAGCAGCTTTCTTTAATTGTTTTGTATATTCTACATCCGAAACAAATCGTCTATTACCAATTACAATTCCATTTTGAATGCCCCATTTTTCAATAAAATTTTTAACCATATCAGGTCTATTTTCCCAATGCTTATTCATTACTTTAGCACCAGCAATAGTGGATGTTACTTGCCCCTCAGCAGATTTTACAAGCCAATTACCTGTAGATTCTCCACCTGTTAGTTTAAAATCTTTATCAATTTTTTTAGCATCTTTTTCTAATTTTTTAGCTTTTTCAATAACACTTTTTGATGGTAAATATTCTTTTGAAAGAATTGCAAGATTACCTTTTTTTAAAGCATATAAATCTGCTGCAACATTTACACCTAATCCAACACCAACTCCAGCACCCTCACTACCAGTTACATCTGCTGTTCCCTCACTAACTACTCCACTACCAAATCCTGTAGCAGTAAAAAGTTTTTTTGCTTTTGCAGTTTTGCCAAAAATTGATCCAGGTGCTGCCCATTCTGCTCCTGTTTTTATGTATCTGCCATAATCAGTTTTTGGTTGATAAGTAAATAAATTATCTCTTAACCATTCACCTGGCATAAATTTATCAGCATTTTCTAAAGCTATTTCTACATCAGATTTAATTTCTTGGTATTCATCAGTATTAAAACCTGCCGC